GCGGCTGCGCCTAACGTAAACGGATAACCTGAAGTTATTACAGCACCGTTTGCCGCTGAGATACTAGTAGATCCGTTTAATGAGCCGTGAATTGTCACTAACCTGCCCACCCGTGTATACCTTCCTGATGAAGAAAAAGTACCGACAACAGTAAGTCCTGCGCCTTGAGTTGGCGTCCAAGTGCCTTCTTCATACCAGTTCAGCAACTGGCTGGTCATTCCAGATGCAGCCGTGTTAGCGGTAAAGTTGATGCCTTTGGCGGCTGTTCCTTGAATTAAATTACCAGTTGATAAAGTGTTATCGCCAACAAGAGTGGCAGTTGTAATGCTTGGGCTTGTTGAAAAAACAAGATTAGTGCTTGTTGTCCCAGTTGCGCCAGAAGCTGTGTAACCTGTAATGTTATTGAATGCTGTGATACTGGCGCTAGATGCGTTTGTGCCACCGTTAGCAACAGGCAAAACACCAGAAACATGAGTTGTTAATCCAATTTTTCCCCAAGAAGGGGCAACACCAACTCCACCAGAAATAAGAGCATTACCTGTTGCAACATCAGCAAGTTTTGACAATGCTGTGGTACTTGAAGCATAAAGAATGTCGCCAACAGCATAGGATGTTTGACCTGTACCGCCAGCAGTTGCGGGTACAACCTTCCATCCAATTACTTGAACAGCATTTGCGTTGTCTTTGTAGAACAATTTGCCATCGGTAATGTTGATGGCAAGTTCAGATCCCAAGGTGGAATTAGTCAGATTTGAGGCAGACGGAGCCTGACTAGCAGTCGTACTGCTATAAATTAAAATTGGGGTGTAACCAGTTTGTGCCATGATTAAACCTGGGCTTCAATAATTGAAGTGTATGGAGGCGCTTGAGTAAAAACAATGTCTCCATTTACAACCGAATATGTGTTTTTATTCTGATATACACCATTAATAAAAATGTTATAAACGGACCCTATTCCAACAGGCAAAGCAAATATTGTTGTTGTTCCATCTCCTGTGTAATTTTCAAAATTACCACCAGAACCAGGAGCACCAATATTATCGTAAGTTCCAATTAAATTATCATTTGAATCTTTAATGACAAATTTATATGATTCACCAAAAGATAACCAAATTTCTCCGGTAGGGACACGACCAGCAGAGTCCAGAATAATTGGATTTGAATGGGCTATGTTACCTGCGCTTGTTGTATAAGTTGTTTTAGGAGTGGAAGTCCCGGCAGAATATGTATAGATTTTGCCGCCTGACAAAACGTTTCCATCATTGTCAAAAAATTGGGCTCCTGCGCCACCAATAGGAGAGAGAAGAACTGACATATTCTTTCCTTAAATGCTTGGCGTGAAGGTTTGAGGCAACCAAGGTGGGATTACCTTCTTCTGCTTTTGTTGCGTCAGTGCCGCCAATTGCTCCTCAAGACGCGCCGTGATCTTGTGGCTGGTGTCCGTTTGAACGTTGCCATCCATGTCGGTGTAATTGGTCGGCTGCGAGGCTTCTGCATCAATCCAGGCAATCACATCAGCTTCTTTTACGTCCGTAAAAGGGATCACAAGGGCTGGATTCTGGAAATGCCACCAGCCTTCCGTGGAGACTTCCGTCACTTCGTTAACAGCGGTGACAAGATAACGGGCCTTGGTGATCAAGTCGCCTTCAGCCTCAATGTCAAGAATTTTCCAGTCCATCAGAAATTACCTCCACCTGTTCCACCCGTCACGGTCAAAATACCGGTGGATGGATTGAATTTAAGTTTAGTTGAAGTTACCTTTACAGGCAAATTCCCCGTGTTTGCTGTCACCCAAGACAAATACATATCTGCCGCAGTGGTTGTGTCATCTGTAATTGCCACATTAGTGGCATTGGTCGCCGTTGTAGCGGTTGCCGCATTGCCGCCAATAGACAAACCAGAGGCAGTGCCCGTAATATTTGTCCCAACCAAAGTTGATGGAGTACCCAAATTGGGCGTTACCAAAGTAGCAGAAGTGGCTAAAACAACGCTTCCAGAACCGGTAGAACTTGTCAAAGTCGGAGCTTGGGCAACCGAACCAGTACCGGTGGAAGTTAGGAATTGCGGTGTTGTGCTTGTGTTGCCAGATACAAAAAGCGTTGTTCCAGCAGCGGATTGATATGGAAGTGAACCAATCGCGCCACCGGCCAAATTCGTTGCTGTTGTGGAACTCGCGCTACCAATTGACAGGTTATAGGACGAATACCATTGAGTTGTGCTTGAAGCATTGAACTCCATGACAGCCCCAACAGGCAGACTAATTGAGCCGTTAGCCGCAATTGCATCAATTGCCCCACCCGTGGCAGGGTAGACGTTAACAGAGTTTGTTCCCTTGTTAACAATAATGATCCTGCGGCCCGTGGTAGCCGTTGGTAACGTCACACCGGAAGGGTTAGCGGTTGTTGTCGTAACAACGTTGTAATCGCTAGTAAGCGCACCTTGACCTTGAGCGTTAGTTCCTGCTGTAACCGTAGCGGAAGTGCTAAATACCTCTGCCGACAGAGTTTTATTGGTAAGAGTTGCAGTTCCATCAGCGGTTACAAAACCACCAGTGCCGTTGGGTGCGTTGCCTAAAGCTGTAACAACACCAGTTCCTGTAGTCGTGGAAGTAATGGCAGAACTAGAACCACCACCCAACAAAAGCGCATTTGCTGCCAATGTCCCCGATTGAGTTACAAGTCCACCTGTTGTATTAACAGCGTTACCGATAGCAGTTACAACGCCAGTGCCTGTGGTTGTCGTTGCAGGAGCCACACCAGCACCACCACCAAGAACAATTGCGTTTGCCGCCAAAGCAGCAGAAGATGCCCAGGTTGTGCCACTAGAAAAATATGGAATGCCACCAGATGTTCCTGCAATCGTAAATGCAGGAGTTGTCGTAGAAGTTGCAACAGAAACAATACCACCAGTCCAACTTACCGATGTAACTGTGCCACTTCCTGTGCCAGCACCAATGGCAGTTCTGAATGCTGAAGCAGTAAGTGCGCTGACCGAGTTATCGGCGTTAATTCGCGGGAACGTGATTGCACTAGGGTTAGTTAGCGTGAAAAAATTACCGCCAACCGTTGTAGCGCCTAGTGAAGTTCTAGCATTAGCAGGTGTTTTAAGTATCCACGTTGAGCCATTGCCAACAATAAAATTGTCAGCAGTAGGCAACAAAGCCGCGATAGCCGTTAATTCTGCATCGTAGGCTTGCACGTTCGTGCCGATAGCCAATCCCAAATTTGACCGAGCCGTGGCAGCATCCGATGCGCCTGTGCCACCATTTGCAATAGCAACTATTCCTGTCACGTTTGCGGCATTACCGCCAATCGACAAACTAGACGCTGTGCCGGTCAACCCAGTGCCTTCGCCACTAAATGAGGTTGCAGTCAAAACTCCGGTGCTTGGCACAAACGAAAGTTTGGTTGATGACGTTGTGGCGGGATTGTTGCCTGTCGAGTTAGCGGAAATTACCGGATACCAAGTCGATACAGACGAAGTGTCATCGGTGATTGCGATATTTGTTGCATTGGTGGCCGTGGTCGCGGTGGTCGCAGAACCCGCCGATCCATCAATGTTCACCCCGGTCAGGGATTGGCTGGCGCTTGAGCGATTCAGCAGAATTGCCGTGGTTCCAATGTAAACCGTGGAATTGCCCAGAACGGTTGAGGGAATCGTGCCTGATAGCTGTCCAGCAGGCAGGCTTGTCAGGTTAGCCCCAGAACCCGAGAACCCCGTGGCGGTCAAAATGCCCGTGGAGGGGTTAAATTGGTACTTGGTCGAACTGACGTAGTTCGTGGTCAGGTTGCCTGTTGTCTGGTTGGCAAACAGCGGATAACGGGTCGAATTGGTGGTGGTGTCGTCCGTGACCGTGGCGTAAGCCGTGGGGGTCGTCCAAGTCGGGGCACTTGTCCCGTTGGAAGTCAGGACTTGTCCGGTAGTACCAGCAGCGACAAAAGATGTAGTCCCACTACCAGACTGATAGGGAACATAACCAGCACCGCCACCAGCCAAGTTGGTAGCAGTTCCGATGGT